CCGAATAAACATCTCCAGTCGGAAAAACCGAAGCTGTATCTTTCTCTTGCCTTAAAACGCATATTTCCAGTGTCAAAATCACCTTCCATAGCTGTCTTAATAGCGGCTCTGTTAAAGTGCTTTAAGCCGTTAGGAGCGTCTGTCTTAATAAAGAAAGCATCTGTATCTGTTAAGAAATGGTTTACGCTTGCACCTTCAGGTAACATGCCCATGTTCTTAATGGCATTTGCATCATTATCAGCAGTTCCAACTCTTAAATTACTGTTTAAGACTCTTTCAGCAATAAATTGTAACTCTTTTGGAATTATCAACTTAGTACCTCTAACAGCAATCTTTAAGCCTCTCTCATCTTGAAAACCAGCAATGTCTATCAAAGCTTGCTCAAGCGAAGTCTCATTTAAGTCTGCCGCTACACTTAACAAGTTACTTTGATTTCCACTGATTGTTGGATGAGATGCACTTAATAAAGCAACTCCATCGCCACCTGCAGAAGCTCCTGCAGTAAAAGCATTGTTCAAAACAGCCGCAGCTTTAATTTGCTTTGTCTGTGCCATTGAACGTGCCAATGCTTTTGTGTAACGACCCGCAAGACGATCATAAAGATTATCCTCAATAGCTTCTTCAGTAATTGAGAAAGCTAATGCAATAGTCTCATGTGTGTATCTTGAGGTGAAAGTTTCTTGTGCGTCATCAAAACTAATCGCGCCACCCTCTGACTTAGACGGTGCAGTCGAAAAGCCTGCTAACATCACTTCTTCTTCAAACGCTCGTTCTGATGATTCTTCATCAAAAATCTCAGAATGCTCGTTCTCATAACGATCGTACTCTAAACCAAACAGGGCGTTTAGTCCAGGTTCTAGCTCTTTTGCTAGTTGTGCTCTTGATATAGCCATTTTCTAACCCCTTCCTATATTCCTGTTGTAGCGAAAGTACCTACTGCAATAGTAGTACCGCTATTAAAGTGACCATTTAGTCTTACGATGTATTGATGACCAACCGCAGAATAGTCTGAGTTAGCTGCATCTTCGTAAAGACCCACAATCCTAACATCTAGTGTATTAGTTGTAGCCGCTGTACTGATATCTAACATATCGCTAGATCTACCAGTAGCTGTGGTACCGTTGTTTACACTTGCCATGTCGCAGTTGATAAAAGTATCCGCAAGAGCTGTTGCTCTATTAGTGTTTGTACCATCTGCTACTACAACATAAAGTTGCATAGGATCATCATGAATAAACGCTTTCACAGGAAAATTTGTGTCTACGCTTACTGCATTAGATCCGGGCCAGAAGTTCTTAAAAGTGGTTTTGCCAGTTACTGAGTCTACAAACTCGACACCCGCTAATACACCTAACGGAGCAATCGCTTGATCCGAAATAACGATAGTTCCACTTGCGTCAGGAACTACTATACCGCCGTTGAATATAGCTGTGGTGTAATCATTTGCAATCTCATACTGAGTAGTGGCATTGTTATTAACATTACCACCTACTTTGCCGATCGGTCTAAGACCAAAACCAGCTGATAGATTATTTGCCATTTATTTTACTCCAATAATGGGGCTTCCCTATTTTTTATTAGGTCCGCCAAAGGTTACACGAGATTGACGATCTGCTTTAGAAATCGTCATAGTTGAATGTGCGTTTTCCCTCATCATGTCCTGATCCACAGCTTCCATTTGGTCATTCTTCCTACTATTGAAGTAAGCCGTTCTTTCTGCAATGGTTTCTACGGGCATACGAGCTAAAACTAACCCACCTACTCCGAAAACACCTTCATATTTACCCGAATCTACTACTGGGGCTTCAAAATCTGGATATTCGTCAGCTCTTACGAGCTCCCAACCTTCTCTCATTTTTGCAGAAACATTCTTGGTATCATTGAAACCACGAGTTTCCGCTCTTATCCATCGATGTTTAAAGCCATCTGGTGCGGGTGGTGCATCCAGCATGGATGGTGGAGCCCACGGCTTACGCGATGCCGCCTTCTCCCTTGTCTGTGTTGCGCGAGGAGTTCTCTTAATAGAACCTTCAAACATTTCGTCTTGTTTTTCCATAATCTTACTCCTTAACGTATTTTGCGTATTGTTCTAAACTTACTCCAAGTTTTTTCGCCATAGCGACTTGCCTTTGAGTTAGTCTAACCTTGTTCCCACTACTGCGCCCAGTTCCGGAGGATCTATTAACAGAGGCAACCGTCTGGGCGGGCCGCTTACTCTGAGATCCTTCCTTAAACTTATGAGGAAATTCTTCC